CCCGGCCCCCGAGGGCGACGTCTACTACCTGCCGGCGACGATCACCCCGACCGAGCCGGGGAACCTCATCCCGGAGCCCCCACCGCTGCTCCCGGCCCCCGTCCCCGGCGAAGCGTCGGAGGACGACGAGGGGTCCCCCGTCCCGGCGGCGGCCGCGCGGACGAACGGGCACACGAAGACGCTGGCCTTGGGGCGATGAGTACGGATGAGCGCGCCTCGCTCGCGCCGTACCGAGCGTATATCCGACGGCGCGCCGAGTTGTTTGAGCGCCACGTCGTCGGGGCGCGCATCGAGCGCGTGGAAGTCTTCCACTACCGCGAAGCGGCCGATGGGCAGGCGTACGCCGGCGTCAACTTGGCACTCGCCTGTGCGGACGGGACGCGCGCCGTTCTGGCGTATACGGTCGACGCGGAGGACGGCTTCCCCGAGGGCACGCTCGAGCTTCACGATGGGGAGGGCCAGCCGATCACGGAGGACATGGGGGGCGTGTTCTTCGTGCAGGGGGCGACCAGCGCAGAGAGCGCCGTGCGGATCCGTCATGAGCGGACGGTGGTGTGGCTGGAATGAGCACGAGCGCCCGCGACCGCCCCCGGCTCGAGACGAAGACGGAGCGCCGCCCCGCCGCCGGCGAGGTGGTGATCGACCACGCGCCGCGCTGCTGGAACTGCAACCGCCCGCTCGCCTGGCAGGCGGCGCGGCCCTGGTCGATCAAATGCGCCTTCTGCCGGAAGACCTCGAGCAGTCCGCCGTAGGGCGGATGGTGTAGACTGGACGGCGTAGCGCCCCCTCGCCCCGAATAGTCCCCGCGCGGCCCCGCGCGCCCCTGTGGCACCGCTCCCTAATGGGCCTCTCCGGCTAAGCCGGATGGAGGCCCGTTTTGCTGCCCAACGGTTCTGCGCTCGCCAAGGAGACCAAGGTCCGGCCGCTGGCCGACCTGAAGGTGCTGGACGGCGGCGCCGGCGGCTTCACCGGCTACGGCTCCGTCTTCGGCGAGCTCGACAGCGAGGGCGACATCGTCGCCAAGGGCGCCTACGCCCAGACGCTGGCGCAGTTCGTCGAGCGCGGCTTCATCGCCTGGGGCCACGCCTGGGACAACCCGGTCGCCACCGTCAAGGCGGCGCACGAGGACGGCCGGGGGCTCTTCCTCGAGGCGGAGTTCCACAGCGACGCGCAGAGCCAGATCGCGCGCACCCGGACGGCGGAGCGGCTGGCCCGGGGCAAGTTCATGGGCCTGTCGATCGGCTACCTGCCGCTCGAGTTCGACCGCACCGAGAAGGGCCGCGTCCTCACCCGGATCGAGCTCTTCGAGACCTCGCTCGTCACCGTCCCCGCGCTGGCCAGCGCCGGCGTCCTGGCCGCGAAGACGGCGCCTCAAGCCGGGGCCATCCCCGCCGCCCAGGTGTTCGACGTGGACGCCGCGTTCGCCGAGGTCGACGCGAAGGCCGGGCGGCGCCTCTCCGCCGCCAGCGAGGCCCGCATCCGCGCCGCCATGGACACCCTCCGGGAGTTGCTCGGGGAGCCGGGGGACGCGGAGGCCGACGCGCTCGCCGCGGACGGCCTGGAGGCGGCCGGGGAGCGCCTGGGCGCGGTGCTCGACGGGTACGCCGAGCGGGTGGCCGCCGCGCCGCTGGCCGAGGTGGCCGGCCTGGGCGGCGCCGGGGGCCTGCTGCGCCGGCTGGCGGTGGCGCGCGCCCGGCTGGACACGGCCCTGGCCCGGGCCGCCGACCCCGACGGGCTGGCCCCGCACGCGCTCCGGGAGCGGTTCGCCGCCCTGGCGGAGCGCTTCACCGAGCTGGATAGCGCCGCGCCCGGCACCGCCGGAGCCTGAGGAGAAAACGGGATGCCTTCGTCTGGGAAGTCGTTCGCCGAGGTCCGCGAGGAGCTGGCCGCCAAGCGGGAGCAGTTGCACCGCGTCTTCGAAGAGGCGGGGCCGGACCTCGACCTCTCCCGGGTCACCGCCATCGACGGGGACACCGCCTACAAGGCCGGGGAGATCAAGCGCCGCAACCAGGAGCTCGAGGAGCTGGGGGCCGAGTTCGACCGCCTGCACAACCTCGCGCTCATCTCCCAGAACAACGCGCTCGAGGTGCGGCGGCTGACCGAGCCGGTGAACGGCGTCGTGCACCCGAACGGGACAAACGGCGCCGCCAACGGGGCCGGGTGGACGGCGAACGGGTCGCTCTCGCCGCGGGACACCCTGGCCCGCAAGGGGCTGCGCCAGTACCTGCTCGAGCACAAGGGCTACCAGGCGTTCCGCGGGGCCAACCGCGGGCAGGTCGAGTTCGAGATCCCGACGCTCGACTTCAAGACGCTGGTCACGCTCACCGACATCTCGCCCCAGGCCAGCCGCCGGGGCCTCGTCGACCTCGCCTACGACGAGCGCACCACCGTCGACCTGATGCTCCAGGGCGAGACCAGCGGCACCAGCGTCGAGTACTACGAGGAGACCACGGTCACCAACGCCGCCGTTGAGGTGGCGGAGGGCGTGGCGAAGCCGGAGAGCGCCGAGGGCTTCACCCTGCGGACGGAGCCGGTGCGGAAGATCGCCACGTGGATCCCGGCCACCAAGGAGGCCCTGGACGACGTCCCGTTCCTGGAGAGCCAGCTCCGCGGGCGGATGGCCTCCAACGTCCGCCGGCGCGAGGAGCAGCAGGTGCTGACCGGCGACGGCGTGGCCCCCAACCTGCGCGGGATCCTCAACCGCTCGGGCATCCAGACCCAGGCCAAGGGCGCCGACCCGACGCCCGACGCGGTGTACAAGGCGATGCAGCTCGTGCGCGGGTCGGCCGGGGCCGGCTTCGCCGAGCCGACCGCGTTTATCGTCCACCCGGCGGACTGGACGGACATCAAGCTGCTTCGCACAACGGACGGGATCTACATCTGGGGCAACCCGAGCGACGAGGGGCCGGACCGCATCTGGGGCCTCCAGGTGCGCCAGACGACCAACATCACGCAGGGCACCGGCCTCGTGGGCGCCTTCCGGCCGTACGCCGAGGTCCTGCGCCGGGAGGGCATCACGGTCACCCTGTCGACCGAGCACGCCTCCTACTTCGTCGAGAACAAGGTCGCCATTTTGGCCGAGGAGCGGCTGGCGCTGGCCGTCTACCGGCCCGCCGCGTTCGCCTCGGTTACGGGCATTTGAGGGTAATAACTCGCTCGGCCGGCGCCGAACGGGGAAATAACTGACGTGCCGTACTCCGATAACAGCGCGTTCGAGGTCGTGGCGCAGGGGTCGCCCGTGGCGGGGTCGTACCCGACGGTGAGCCTGATCCCCTACAACCGGCTGGTCGTGGTCGTCGACGCCCAGGGCTGCACCGGCAACCTGGGTTTCGAGGGCTCGATCGACGGGACGACGTGGTTCGACCTGGCGCTCTCGCGGATGGGCGACCTCAGCCGGAAACTCGACTTCACGATCGCGCTGGGCCAGCTCGTCAAACCGATCGCGCTCTCGATGATGCTCCAGGACAGCTCGACCGCCTACCTGCGGGCGGTCTGCCTGCCGGGCGTCACCGGGGGCACGCTCACGATCAAGGCCCGCAAGGAGAACAGCTAATGCCCATCATCACCGGCGGCAACGTGATCGAGGGCGGCCTGGGGCCGATCGCCTTCAGCGGCGTCCCCGGCGCCGGCACCTCCGAGGTGCAAACCCTGACCTTCGGGGGCACCCCCACCGGGGGCACCTTCGCGCTCAAGTTCGAGGGCCTGACGACGGCGGCGATCACCTGGGTAAACGTCAACGCCACCCTCGTCGCCAACATCGACGCCGCGCTCGAGGCCCTCCCCAGCATCGGGACGGGCAACGTCACCACGGCGGTCGGCACCATGACGGCCGGCATCGGGACGATCACCGTCACCTTCGGCGGCGCCCTTGCGCGCAAGGCGGTCTCGACGATCGCCGTCGCCAGCAACGCCATGACGGGCACGAGCCCCACGCTGGCGGTGGCGGAGACCACGCCGGGGGTGGACGCCGGCTACCGGGGCGCCGCGACCGGCTCCCTCCTGGTCAACACCGCCACCGGGATCATGTACACCAACACCTCGACCACGCCCGGGAGCCCAACCTGGACGGTGGTGGGGTCGCAGACCTGAGGCGAATGAGGATGAGCAACCAGGGGCTCTACCGCGCGCCGCGCCGCCTGTACCTGTCCCGGGACAAAGAGCGGGTGGTCGAAGAGGGGGATCCGGAGGCGGGCTTCCTGCTGGCCGGGGCGGGCGCCGAGGTGCCCGAGGAGGACGTCAAGCGCTACAAGCTCCGCGACCTCCCCGACCCCGAGGCGGGGAAGGACGCGCCGAAGGGCAAGTCGGTCGCCGGGCCGCCGGAGGATAAGGCGGCGGGCCGGAGCGCCACCAAGAAGGACGGCGCGTAGGCCCGTGACGATCAAGGGCTACACCTCCGTCGAGCGGGTGGAGCACCACACGGGCCGGACGTTTACGGACGCCCAGCGGGCCGAGTGCTCCCTGCTACTCCCGGTGGCGGAGGCATGGATCGACGGCTACACCCGCCGGACGTGGGGCGTCACCGTCCCGATCGCCGGCGAGGCCCACGAGCTGACGGCGCCCACCTGGCCGCGCGGCGCCGGCGCCGTGGACGTCGTGTACG